ACCACGAACAATTAAGTACCATCTACCAGGACCACTGACTGTAATATTTACCGGTGTTCTAGTGTAATGTCCGCCGTAGTACTTAAATTTTTGACCAGAGTTCATTTTTCTGTAGTTTGTAGAATCGACCAAAAACACATCTGCGGCGTGTTGAAGTTCTACTCTTACAGATAATGAACCGCTAGATTCAGCATAAGGAACCTGCACCATAATTTTCACCTCCTTATCAATTATTTCAGCCTGTCACACTGATAAGGAAATTATATCAAAGAAAGGAATGAAAATATGAACACACCACAAATTTTTAATTTCGAACATAACGAAGTTCGAACGTTTCTGGAAAATGACGTCCCATATTTTGTAGCGAATGACGTTGCAAAAACTTTGGGATATAAAAATCCAAGCAAAGCTACTAATGATCATTGCAAAAAAGCGATTGAAACATGGGGTAACGATTCGTTAGGTCGTCGCCAAAAGTTCAAAATCATTCCAGAATCAGATGTTTATCGCTTGATTATCAAATCGAATTTACCAAGCGCTGAGAAATTCGAATCTTGGGTAATGGAAGAAGTCCTACCTCAAATCCGAAAACACGGCATGTACGCAACAGATGAACTACTTAACAATCCAGACTTGCTAATCGAAGTAGCAACCAAACTCAAAGAAGAACGCACGTTACGATTGATAGCTGAACAACGAGTAAATGAATTACAACCGAAGGCAGACTATTACGACCGAATCTTGAACAACAAAGGATTAGTTACAGTTAGTACGATTGCTAAGAACTACGGTATGAGCGCTGTATCGTTTAATAAATTGCTACATGAATTAGGTATCCAGTTCAATCAAAGTGGCACATGGCTGCTATACAGTAAGTTCCAAGACAAAGGATACACGCATATTGAACCATTTGATTATGAAGATAAAAACGGCAATCGGCAAGTAAAAACAAGGATGAAATGGACGCAAAAAGGACACATCTTCTTATATGAAACATTGAAGAAGAATAATTACTTACCGATGATTGAACGTGAACAAACAGCATAGGAGGTGAGATGAATGGAGAGACCAAAAGGGCGCGTAACCATTGATCTAAAAATTACAAAAACCAACTCAAAAATGAGCTGGCTTCATAGACTATTCTTTTGGAAAGTCTAGATTAAAAGCGTCTAAACTACGATGGACACAGAAAGGGCGTCTATTTATCTACGAATTACTAAAAAAAGAAGGATATTATCCTCAAATGGATTTAGAGGAGATTGGTTAGAAAGGAGTTTTAGTATGACTGACATTGCAGAAATCACTCAACGAGATAGAGAAAAAATCAAAGAATATGTTGAAAGTTCAAAGTTCTTAACTTACACCATGCTCGCTGAAAGATTCGGCATTAGCAAAAGCTACTTATCTTTAATTTTAAACGGTAAAAAGACTTCTGCAGAAGCAAACAGAATTATAGATTCGATTATCACTATGTACGAATTGTAGAGGAGGAAAACGAAATGACACAAGAACTAATCAGCAAAAATGATTTAGATTCATTTCTTATAGGCTACGTTCCTAAACGTTACTTGAATCAAAGAGAAGCGGTTCATTATACAGGAACGTCAGCAGGAACTATCAACGAATGGGTAAAAAAAGGGTTGAAAGTAATCATCTTTGGTGAAAACAGCCGTCCGAAATACGACATCAAAGATATCGATGAATTCATGTCGAAATATAAAGTCTAAGGAGGTAAGCAGATGGGTAAATTCAACAGAGCATTAGTATTCAGCGCGCCGCTAATCATCTACGCTTTAGGACTTTGGGGAAGCAGGCAAGCGTTGATAGGAACGATCGTTTACATGGTTTGGATTTTTATGGGGCTGGATGAAGCTGAGTACAGAGCAAAAAAAGCCAGTCGGGAGGGACTGACTAGATGAGAAACAAAAAAATATCTCTAACGCTATTAACTATCATCACGATTGTTGTATCGCAACTATTCTTTTTAACTATATTAAACGACATATCGATGTCGGACCGATTGTTGGTTCAATCAGCTTTATTTCTGACCTTTGAAAAAATGGGTAATTACGAAAGATAGAATTTGAGAAATTGTTTCTTGGGCAAATAACGATGTTACCCAAATTACAAGACTAAAAATTCTTCCTGGAAAAGTTGATAGATTAATGCCGAACCAACTAAGTATTTCGCTGGGTAAGAGAAAAAATTTCTTAAGAGCAATCAACGGATTTAAAAACCAGAATTTTCGATAATGAATTTCGTTGTTTTTGTCAAAAATTTGAGAAGCGATAATTCTAAAATTTTCTTCAAGAATATCATCTGATTGATTCAAGGAAAGCGTTACAAGGCTATAAGGCAGAACTTTGTTAATTCTGGGCATTTCCTTAACCATTATTTCTCTAATAGGCGTCACATTATTTTGAAAGTAAGGATCAGATTTATAGCTACCACTATGGTCATTTAATCGTTTGAGGTCATTTATCACTTTCTCAATTGTAGTAAGTAAATAGTTAATCGTTGTTATTTCAGACACTGCATTAACAATTTGCTTAATATAAATTATTGCATAAACAACTAGAAGCACATACAAAATGTAGTTCATTGAAAACACCACCATTTTTTTACCTAAATTATACCAAAAGGAGAGAAGAAAAAATGCAAGAATTAGTAATTTTGAAAAATAAAGAAGCTGTGACTACGAGTTTGCAAGTCGCAGATAGTTTTGAAAAAGAACACAAAAATGTTTTGAGAGATATTGAAAAGTTAAAAGAAGATGTGCTCAATTTTGAGCAGATGTTTGTGGAAGGTAATGAACCAGATTCATACGGCAGAAATCGACGAGTTTTCTTCATTAGTAGAGATGGTTTTTTCTTGTTGGCTATGGGTTTTACAGGAAAGAAAGCTATTTACTTCAAACAAAAATACATTGAAGCATTCAACGAAATGGAAGATGTTATTCGCAAGAATACTGTTCCTCAAACAATTGAAGACATGATGATCTACCAACTAGAAGAAATGAAAGATGTTAAAAAAGATGTTTCCATGCTTAAAGATACTATGCGAATTAGCGGACAACAAGAGTTTGAAATTAAGCAAAAAGGAAATATGAAAGTTATGGAAGTTCTAGGAGGCAAAGAAAGCCGAGCTTATGAAGAAATCAGTAAAAAAGTATTCTCAAAATTTTGGTCTGAATTTAAACGTACCTTTTCAATCCCAAGATATGGCGAGTTACCTCGTAAGAGATTCGATGATGCTGTTTCATTTATTGAAATGTGGTTACCAGAAACTGCGATCCGCATGGAAATCGATCAACTGAACAGACAACAAAGACTTTTCGGTGATGAAAATGAATAGAGCTGAAGCGCTAAGAATAGGGACGGTAATTGCTAATCGCTGGTGGAGACACAATAAACCAAACATCCTAAGCCAACAACATATTGATAAGCAAAAAGCTTGGCAACAAATAAAAAAGTGACTCAGCCGGCAAGCATAGAGTCACAAAACAAAACATATCTAAGGAGAATTTTAGCATATGAATAAAGAACTTTCCACTTTAGATCAGTATTTGACTGATCCTAGTTGGGGCAAATCGAATATCAAGGAAACAAATAATCGAAAAATCAGACGAAATCTCTTGACGGATGAAGAACTAGCATGTGATCAAGATGACTTGGGAAATTTTGTGAGTATTTGGGATCATGTCTATCTTATCCATTTATCGAGGAAGTCCAAAAAACCTGAGTATATCTATGTCATCGAAGATGGCTTGATTGATGCGCTAGAAGAGTACGACAGAGATAACTTGATTGATATCTCTTATTACGGACCAGGTAAGAAATACATTGCTGAAATGGAGGCAGAATTTGATGAGTGAAGGAACGAAACGCAACGATAACAAATTATTCAATAGTCTGTACAAGATAACCGTCAATGATGTTGTTGAAAAAAGAAACAAACTAACTTATCTGTCCTGGGCATGGGCGTGGGCAGAAGTCAGCAAAATCTGCGAAGAAGTAGACTACGAAATCTATCGTGATCCAGAAACGCATCGTCCATACCTCTTTGATGAAAAAACAGGCTATATGGTTTTTACCAGTAT